GTTGAGTACAATCCCCCTCAAATTCCAAAAGACGATTCTTTCGAAAAATATCTTCAGTACCAACAGCAGCGTGAATCGATTGCTGAACAACGTGCTGCACAAGAAAAAGCTGAAGCGGCAGCAAAAGAAGAAGCGCGTAAAGCGGCAGGGCAAGCTGGATTTGCAGGACTCCGTTCTGGTGTTGAGTCACAACTTCGTCAAGGTTTGATCAGTTATACGGATGCAACCGGACAGTTACGGGATTATGCCGCACGTTATGACCTGACTCCTCCAGAGACAGATGTTGCGGGCCTTACTGAACTCTATACAAAAGAGCTTCTCCCTGGACGCAGGGCCACGGGCGTGGAAGCAGCCTATGAAGAGTTGCTTGGACGTTCTGCTACTGAAGAAGAAAAGTCCAAAGCCCTGGAGCGATTTAACCAAGGTTATTACGGTACGGTCCAGGATCTCAAAGACTCCTTGGTGAAGGGTTCCGAGTATCAAGATAAGTTCAACCAGAGTTATCTCGATAACTACTACGACACAATGCTTGGTAAGCAAACGCTTACCGCAGAAGGTAAAAAGAGTGGTCAACGCACTTTTAATTTTGACGCCAATCTTCTTCCTTCTTACGCAGAAGCGACCAAAGCACGTGCTGGTGTCGTAACTCCAGACTTCAAGAGTCAGTTCACTGGAACACCTGCAGAAATTGAAGAACAGCTTCAAAATGTACGTGATACCCGCAAGTATCTCTACAGCGCTGGTCTCACCAATCTTCAAGGTGAAATTGACAAAGAAACTCAAAAACTTAAGAACGAAGGCTCCAGGGAGGTTGCACGTATTACCAAAGAAGGTGATATCTATAGTCAGTTAGTGGGTGCCTTCAACTTCTCATAAAATATCTTTGTTATAATTACTTTAGTTAATCATTTGGATAAATGACTTCCACACCCGTGGGCCAAGGCACCTCCGACGACTATTTTGACATCAACAAGTTCGAACAGCTTCTTGAGCGTCTCGAAGGTTCCAAAGGTCGTCAACAACGCCAGAAATCCCTGGAAGGCCGCCGTGATATCTATGCTCAGGGCCTTGCTTCGATGATGGGCAACTTCTGATTTTTCTTGTATAATCTGTAAGCCATGACCAGCAGTGTACCCGCAGGCCAAGTCGATGTAGACGACTGGTTTGATCTAGACAAGTACCGCCAAGCTGCTGGCGTGGCTTACGAATTTTCCAAGAAGAAAATGGAGACTGCTGGTGAACAAGAACGTGAAACCATCGGTAAGGGGGCAGAAGAGTCCCGTACCTCAGCCGAGCAGCAACAACAGTACAAGCAGCAAGACGAAGCCCGAGACTACGGTCAGGCGCAACGAGCATATCGATATTGAGTTATTTGACCAGTGGGTCGATAACCTAGATGCTTCAACCCAAGAGTCTTTCTGTGCCTTTGCCGCAGAGAACTACTCTGTCATTGAGGTTTATCTCTACTCACGTTTCCTTGGTTACAAGCGGACAGTAACTGCGTGTGAACTCTGGGTCAAATCAAAGTACAAGAAACCGGATCACCGCAAGAAACTTCTCTTTGAAATCGAAGAGATGCAAGAAGATGTGCGCAAACTTCGGGAAGATGTAGAAAAAGGTGTTGTCAAAAGAGATGCTGGTGTTGCACGCATCGCTTCAATGCAAAAAGAAATCAGGGGTCATATCGACCAGGTAGAAAAGTTCACATCCATTAAAGATCGCAAGGGTTTACTGATGGCTGGTGCTGACCGAGCCATTCGTGAACTCATGTTTATCTTCAAGGATGACCCCATTGAAATCCCCCTGGAAGAAGCGACGATGAGTGTATGGGCTCGTATGCAACTCGAAGAGTAGTACGGCTAATATATTCTTAAGGAATTTGTTTATTATGGGCGCCAACACAGGCAACGTTTCCTCTCCAGAAGAAATGCAAAGGATGCGTGCACAGGAAGAAACTGTTTTGAATCAAAGGGGTGCTGCATCGATGTTCCCTGGTGTAGCGCCTGCTTCTTCTGGGATTGAGTTTGGCCCCGGTCGCTCACGTCGCCTTGAAGGTAACCGTTGATGGCTAAGGGTAAAATGCCTCCAGAACTCCTGGAGCACTTCAAGAAAAAAGAAGCAAAGAAAGAAGACGGCACTGAGATGTCGGACAAAGAGAAGCGTAAAGCTGCTCTCGAGAAAGCACGGAAATACAAAGAGCAAAAAGGCAAGAAGGCGGATAAATAAGCTAGTATTCAACTAAGCTTTACAACATATCGTGCCCAGTTATACACACCTTGCTTACCGACGTAACGCAAAAGCTGCGGCACGAAACCAGCAAATTAAAAAACCGAAGAATGCAGAAGATCTTCAGCGGGCACGTGAAGACTTTGGCTTCTTTTGTGAATACGTTGCAGATAAACCTCCCGCCAAACATCACTTGGATTGGCACCGTCATTTTGTGACGGATCGCGATAGCAGTTGCCTCATTAGGATTGCTGGACCCAATGTTGATCTTCTTGCTCCACGGGGATCAGCAAAGAGTACGGTCCTTGGACTATTGACCGCCTGGGCTATTGGTATTCATACGCAAGCCAAGCTACCCCTTCAAATTCTTTATCTTTCTTACACGGTTGATATCGCACGATCTAAGTCTGCAACGATCAAGCGAATCATTGAAAGCAAACGGTACCAGGAAGTTTTCCCAACGGTACGTTTGATGAAGAACGTTACCAGTAACGAGTATTGGTCTATTGATCATAAGTTTGCAGGCATTGATACCACTGGTGACGAACAGTTCACACTTTGTGCCGCAGGCCTTAAAGGCTCAGTGACTTCTAAGCGCTCTCATCTTGTAATGATTGATGACGCTATTAAATCAGCCGCAGATATTTCAAACCCTGACATCCGAAAACAGATGCAGGAAAACTGGAATGCCGTGATTGCACCAACCATGTTCGAAGGAGCACGTGCAATTTGTCTTGGTACGCGCTTTCGTCATGACGACATTCATTCAACGACTTTTAATCCACAAAACAATTGGAGTCAAATTATTCTTTCTGCAATTCAAAACAATCCTAAAACAGGAGATGAAGAGTCGTATTGGCCAGAGATGTGGTCACTGGACTACTTAAAAGAAAAGAAAAGACAGGCACCTATTGCTTTTTCTTTTCAGTATATGAATCAAGTCGTCCGACAGAATGAGCTTTCCTTGGCGCCAGAGCTGATTGTTAAAGCCGAAATCTCAACAGAGTTCGACACACTTGGAATTGGAGTTGACCTGTCCGCTGGAACAAAAGAGAAAAACGATTACACGGTGATGATCCTTGGTGGTCGCATTGAAGATCGCATTCATATTATTGATTACAGACGAATTCGAGTCATGGGCAACCTTGAAAAACTTGATGCACTCAAAGAACTTCTTAATGATTGGTCCGTACTTGGCAAAGACGATAACGGCAATTACTTCCCGACTTATTCAACGTGTGATATCTGGAGTGAAGCTGTCCAGTACCAGGCTTCCCTGGAGGCCGACTTCAAGAGAGTTTGTTTGAATAATGAAGGTCTCTACAATTTGATTTGGCATCCAGTCAAGGGCTTCCGTGCAGATAAGTTGGCACGGTTCCGTGGAATCATGGGCATGTTTGAAGATCGAAAGATTATCTTCAATCGGTATCGGAACTTCACAAATCTCTTCGAGGAACTCACAAATTTCGGTGTAAGTAGTCATGATGACTGCGTAGATGCTCTCGTCTGGTTAGTGAACGGTCTATCAAGAAAAGGCCAACTACATCTTGATTACTAAAGACTAGAATTAAAAAAAAGTCTTTAGCCGTGGGTCCAGAGTACGTAGCCATTGGCTTAACCAGTATTGTATCCGCAATTACAGGCGGGACATGGGTTGCCAATAAAATTTTAGATCGACAAAAAGAAAAACTAGAACAGGCGTTTGGGTACATTAATTCCCAGAAACGTCGCATTGATTGTTTGGAAAACGATTTAAGCCGTCTTCCAATGGACTATGTCTTGAAAACTGACTTCTTAAGAGAAATTAAAGAAATGCATGATAATTTCCGCGAAATCAACAATAAACTTGATAAGCTAATGGAGAAGCTGCTTTCGGCTAAATGAGCTACATTCTAGAAGTACAAGAAGATGAGAATGGTGATCAATACATCATATTACCCGACGAAGTAATCGAAGACCTGGGCTGGCAAGAAGGCGATCTTCTTAATTGGGACGTACGAAGCAATGGCATTATCATCAGCAAAGTAAATGATGATGCGGGATATGAGGTTATAGAAGAGTAAAATAAGAAGATCGAGGTCTAGAGAAAATGTTTTACGGCGGTATGTCTAATGTCCCCGGTGCCCCTGGGAACTTTCCAAAAAAATTCCCTGCAGGTGGCCCACAACTTCCATTGGCCGGAATCCCCGGCTCTAGTAACTTGCCGGGAGCCATTGGCAACATGGGCGGGATTCAGAACGCACAATTCTTCGGTGGACCTCAGCTTGGTCAATTACCCGCAGGTTTTGTCAATAAAACACTCGCCTAAATTACTGTTAGTATTACGTAAAAGAGGCAATAATCAATGGCGACTGACGCTAAAGCCAGGCTTAAAGAAATTATCGACTCTTACATCGAGAAGGATGGAGGAGCGGCAATTGATACTGGCATCGTCGCCTCTCATCTTTCGCAGATGAAACTATTCGGCATCCGTCAGGGTGTTGAATTTTTTCCGGCTCAAGATAACTTCGGCAATCAACGCAAAGACTTTCTCGATCGCGTAATCAAATACAACCAACTTGAAACACGCCTTGATTCCATCTGGGACTACTTCTTGTGTGATGGCCAAGGTCTTTTTTACATCCGTCCTACACAAAGCAACTATCGTCTTTATTATTTTCGTAAGCACGAATACCGAACTTTCTACAATATTGACGGCGAGCTTGATGAAGTTGTAATCATCTATAGCTACAAGGTACGTCAAGGTCTTGGTTATCAACAAGACATTGAAGCGGGCAATATTACAGGTCCGGCAGGCATGGGACGTGGCGCAGTCAAACGCTATATTCGCCTCTCGATTAAACGTAAAACAATCGAAGAAACTCATTCAGAAGGTGAAATTTCTTTTGATACAAACTATCAAGCAATCACTGGCAAGACCAAAACATTCAGAAACACTCTTGGATTTATTCCCTGCGTAGAGATCTTCAATAATCCGAAAGGCTTCTCAACAGAAGGTGTTGGCGAGTTCGATGCCCTTGCCAATCATATTTGCACGCATGATGACATGATCCGCACCATGCGGAAGAACGTACAGTTCTTTGGCAACCCAACTTTGCTCTCCTCTCGTCCCAAGACTGACCTGATGGAGTCCGGTGGAGAAGCAGTTATTCAACGTCCTTCCATTGCTGCAAACTCAGGTTTTGGTGGTGCAGGTGCCCTGAGTCAATCCCGATTTAAGGCCGATCCAATTTATCGAGGTGTTGACGGTCAGCTTCGTGTACCACGCATCATTGCAAACCTGGAGCCAAACGATCGTGTTGGTTATATCGTCCCAGATGCAATCACTGGTGACCAAAACTCTTTTGCACGCCAATATCGCGAGGAAATTAGGACCGCTCTTGGTGGAGTAGACGAGCTTTCTATTTCTGCTGGCGTGACTGCAACTGAGTACAAATCTCTGTTTGGACGTGTATCAGCAACCGCCAAAAAGAAAGCAAACTCTATTTACACTTATGGTATCTGCCGCTGTCTTGAGTTGATTATCTTCCAGGAAGAAAAATTATTCCGGGACACGCTTGCTGCTGCAGCAGGACTTGAAAAGCCCCTGGACCTACCAGAACAAGCTTCAGATGAAGATATAGCCGCATACGAAGATGCAATGGCGATGTATGAGAATCAAATCAAGCAATTGATGATGGCTTCTCTACGTACACAACAAATTCCTCCCGGTGTCTTAGGTTTAATTCCGGATGGGGATGTAACAGTTCAATGGCGTTGGTTAGGTCCTGTTTACGAGGACTCCACCCAAGACATCCTCAACAACTCCATCGTGGTACGAAACCTGCAGGAGTTAGGTGTTGATAGCATTGAGGCACTGAAATACCTCTTCCCGTCTAAGACGGATGAGGAACGGGCCGAGATGTTATCTGGGTTCCCGTTCAGAATGGTGAACGAATTACAGAGTGCATACTCTCAGTTCGCTCGCCTTGTGGGGGGAATGATGCAAACTCCCCATCCGCAGTCACCAGACTTACCGATGGCTGCAGACCCGCGATTAGATTTAACACCCTATCTATATCGCACATTAGAAGCTTTACAAAAGGAGATGAGTTATGCAGGACGCTACCGTCCAATCGATCCCACAGACGAGCCAAGCACCAGCAGCCGTCGCTCCCAGCAGCTACGTGGCACCAGCGCCGCAAGTGGCTCCGCAGGCAGCACCGGTGGCTTATCAAGTGGGTACGAGCTACCCCCAAGCAGTGGCCCCAACGGCCCCCAGCTACCAATCAGCCCCTACTCAGTACGCCCCCCAATCCCAACCGGCGGAAGCACCGGCGGGGAATCCCTGGGAATCGGCGTTCAACAAGGTGGTGAACCTGCTGAGCGCACCAGTCCAATCCCCGTTCCAGGGTCAACAGTCGCCTCAGACGACTCAGTTTACCCCGGCCAACTACGGACAGCCCAGCGCCCCAGCTACGCAACAATCGGCTCCGCTGACCTGGTCTCCCAGCCAGGAATCCTCGCCCAGCTCTTCCCAAACCTCCTCGACTCCCTCCTTGGAGCAAATCGCGGACCTGGTGGGAATGAGCGCGGAGTCCCGTCAGGTGATGGACGCGTTCGGGATCGAAGCTCCGGCTCTTCTGAACAACTACGCCCTAAACCTCGAGGGTCTGGTGGACAGCGCCGTCGCGTGGGGAAATCGCGCAGCTGACACCATTAAGGGTTACGCCGAATTTGCTGTTGGTGAACACCAAGAGAACCTGGCGTACAACGAGATTCTCACCAACCCCGACGTTCTTAGCGATTACACGCTGAAGTTCTTCGGTCCTGAAGGTCCCTACCCC